GCATCTACATGGAGTTCATGGGCGAATACTACGGAGAGCGGTATGTGGAGATCTCCAACCCCTATGACAGCAGCAAATTGGTGGTTCCCTTTGACTTCTCCATCCTGAAGGAGATTCCCTTCACCATCGGACTGGATGCGGGCGCGGCTTCCTACTGGAGCGAAATCGCCGCCATGCAGACCCTTGATAACCTGCTGATGCAGGGCAAGATCTCCACGGTGGAGTATCTGAAGCGTCTGCCTGCTGGACAGATCACCGACAAGGAGGCGCTGATCCAAGCCCTCCAGCAGCAGGAACGTGCCATGATGGGTGGTCAGCCGGGAGCAGAGGGCGAACAGCCTGTTACCGAAGAGGAATCCGTCCCCATTCGGGGCGGGGCCGGATACGGCCAGTTGCAGCGGAAAATCAACGAGACCGGCGAAGTGCCGAAAACGGAGGTAGGTGCTTAAATGGAGAAGCGATTGACAGCGGATCTGAACGTGGTAGCCAACTCCAATCTGGAAATCCAACTGCTGGACGGCGACCTGAACATCATTCAGAAGCTGGATGACGAACCCAACGACGTGGGCGGTCTGACCAGTGCGGAGCTGAAAGCCAAGTTCGATGAATCCGGCAACATCATCAAGAAGTACATCAACGAGACCCTGATCCCGTCGGTTCTGACGGATGACGCCACAGAAAAGAGCCGCAAGCAGGCGGAGGCGGCGCGTGTCGTAGCAGAGCAGGGGCGCGTGACCGCCGAAGAGGGCCGGGTATCTGCTGAATCTGGGCGGGTATCCGCTGAGCAAGGCCGGTCTGAGGCCGAATCCTCCCGCGTCTCTGCTGAAAACGCCAGAGCGCAGGCAGAGACCGCCAGAGCAGACGAGACCGCCGGTATTGTAGCCCGTGCAACCGCACAGGCCAATGCGGCGGCGGGCAGCGCGTCCCAAGCCGCAGGCAGTGAGCAGAGCGCCAAGGACGCGGCGGGTACGGCCACCGGCGCGGCAAGCTCCGCCAGTCAGTCAGCGGCGGCATCGGCCAGCTCCGCGTCTCAGGCCAGCGCGGCAGCGGCGGCAGCGGCGCAGAGCGCGGCCAGTGTGGACGGTATCAACAAGACCGCCCAAAGCTGGGCCGTAGGCGGTACCGGTACCCGCCCCGGGGAGGACACGGACAACGCCAAATACTGGGCGCAGCAGGCGGCGGCAGCGGTTGGCGGCGACTTCGCTACCAAAACGGAGGCGCAGGGCTATGTATCAACGCATAACCAGAGCGTTGACGCCCACGCCGACATCCGGGAGGCACTGAACGGCAAGGCGGCGGGGAAACACGCCAGCCAGCACGGAACCAACGGCAGCGATCCCATCACTCCCTCTGCCATCGGAGCCATTGCAACCACGGCAAAGGGCACGGCGGGCGGCGTAGCATCTCTGGGCACGGACGGCAAGGTGCCTGCAAGCCAGTTGCCGGAGATCAGCTCCGTCAAGACCTACACCGCCACCATCGGAACTACGTGGGTGGAGGATGAAAACACCGGCGTCAAGACACAAAGTGTTGCCATTGCCGGGGTGACGGCCCAGAACACGGCACTGGTGGACCACGCTTATACGGGGGCGGGGACTTCTGACGATTACGCTGCGTTCGTGGAGGCGGAGAACCAGTACCTCAACTGTATCACCAACGGCTACGCCGAGACCTATAACGGCGGCATCAAGTTTACCATCTTCGGTGATGCCAACACGGTGTCTATCCCCATTGTTGCGGAGGTGAGCTGATGGGCAGAGTGATTTTGAGCGGGGCGAGTAAAGGCATGACCAAGCCAACCGTAGGAGCGCCTATTTCGGAACTTGCAGTTGGCTCCCCAGTCAGACTAAGCGTGAATGGCACCGTAACTGATTTTCTGATCGTTAATCAGGGTATCCCTTCTAATTCCATCCTGTATGACAGCTCCTGCAACGGCACTTGGCTGCTGATGAAGAACATCTACGAGAACCGTGTCTGGCAGAGCGGAAATATCAACAAGTACGAAAGCAGCGACATCCACACCTACCTGAACAACACGTTCCTGAACCTGTTTGAGAGCAATATCAAAGACGCAATCAAGCAGGTCAAGCTCCCGTATCGCAAGAACAGCGGTTCTGGCGGCACTGACCAGAGTGGTGCGAACGGTCTACTCTGCAAGATTTTCCTATTGGGTGGTTATGAGGTTGGCTTCACGACCAGCGACAGCGAAGACTTCCCGGTGGACGGTGCGAAGCTGTCCTACTTTACGTCTGGGACCGGCACGTCCGCTAACAACAAGCGTATTGCGTACCTGAACGGCTCGGCCGCCGCCTGGTGGCTCCGCTCCCCGCGCGCCAGCAATGCCGCCAGCGTGTGGGGCGTCTATACCAATGGCGACTCCTTCAGCAGCAGCGCAGTCAACTCGCGCGGCATCCGCCCCGCTTTGATTCTTCCCTCTACACTCTCGGTCAATAAAAACGGGATGGTGATTGCCTAATGGGACACTGTTTATTTTTGCGGAAGGGCGAGGTGCATACGGCACCGGTTACATACAAGGCGAACTTTGCGGATAATACGTGGGAACAAATCATTGATGCTTGCCACAAGAACAAGGTTCCAGCTACTTGGGCGGTGGGCAACCAGAAGCCCATGACCATCAACGGAACGGCTTATGCTATCGACATTATCGGCAAGGGGCATGACGATTATGCAGACGGTTCCGGCAAGGCTCCGCTGACCTTCCAGCTGCATGACTGCTACGCGGACAGAAAGATGATGAACGGTGGCAACACCAACAGCGGCGGCTGGACGAGCTGTGACATGCGAAGCACACACCTGCCCGCCATTCTGGCGCTGATGCCAACGGAGGTACAGAACGGCATCCAAGAGGTGAATAAGCTAACCTCGGAGGGTTCCCGGAGCACCACCATCAGCACCACGGCGGACAAGCTATTCCTGCTGAGCGAGATCGAGATTTTTGGTAACATCACCTATTCTGCAAGCGGCGAGGGCACACAATACGCCTACTATAAGGCAGGCAACAGCAAGGTGAAGAATTACAACGGTAGCGCGAACTACTGGTGGCAGCGCTCTCCACGCATTGGCAACTACACGAGTTTCTGCGCGGTCAGCAACAGCGGCCTCGCCGACTACATCAGTGCGAATGATGTGTATTGCATATCTTTTGCCTTCTGCTTTTAAAAAAGCCGGAGGTCAATCCTCCGGCAGGCCCCACAGGGCTTCCGACGCGTTCTGCTGGGCGACGACTTTACGCTTGAGTTCGTCCAGCTCGTCCAGAAGTTCTACGGTCATGTAGTAGAGTTCTTCATAGGCTTGGCGCTGTGCATCGGTCATGTTGACCACCTCCTTTGAGGGGATGATACCACAGAGGCCGGGTCGAAACGCGTCGGAATGTGGGGCAACAACAAATTAAAATCGGTTGAAGATTCAACCGAAAAAATGAAAGGGGTATACATTATGGAAAAGAAGTTTGCTGAGATCATCAACGAGGGCTGCAAGAGCGGCAAGACCATCGAGGCCATCAACAAGGAGCTGAAGGAGGCGGGGGCCAACTTCCACCTGAATCCTGACGGCGGCGTGGCCAACTGGACCGAGGCTGAGATGGCCGAGGGCTTTATCCCCGCAGAGACCGAGCCGGAGGACGTGAAGCACCTCCACGATTACATGCGGCGTGACCCCGCCAAGGCCAACACCGAGGAGGAGGTTTGGACGCCGGAAGGCCATTACCGTATTACCTTCGACGAGGATGGTCGTCCTGAGAAGGCCGTGCGGGTGTGACCACCGAAAGGAGGTACACAATGAACGCTTTACACATCAAAAACACGGTGTTGGCGGTGCTGGCTGCGGCTGGCTCCGCCATCGCCCAGGCTCTGGGGGGCTGGGATATGGCGCTGAAAGTGCTGATCTGTTTCATGGTGCTGGACTACGCCACCGGCTGGATGGTAGCAGCCATCTGGCATAAGTCCAGCAAGAGCGGCACCGGGGCGCTGAGTTCCGACGCCGGGTTCAAGGGGCTGGCGAAAAAGTGCGTCATGCTGGCGCTGGTATGGATGGGGGCATTACTGGATCAGGCCACATCCAGCGATTTTGTGCGGGACGCAGTGTGTATGTTTTTCATCGCAAACGAGGGGCTGTCGATTTTGGAGAATACGGCAGTGATGGGGGTCCCCTACCCGGCCTTTGTGAAGAATATGCTGGATGCTATCCGCCAGGCCAGCGATCAGGGGAAACAGAATACGGAGGCTCACACATGAGCACGAGAGCGGGCACCGTCCCGCTCTCCGACCTACAATTCATCAAGATTTATTTCAACCGGAAGCGTCTCCGCTCCACCACGGCCAACCTGAAAAAGATGCTGGCGGAGGCGGGCGGGGACGCTATCTGCAATGGTTCCATTTTCCTGCGGAACCAGACCCCGGCCTGCCATTTGAAGGCAGACGGGCAGACCCGCAAGACCCCCAATTACCGGGCGTGGGCCATCAGCTGGAGCACCCCGGCGGACTTCGGCGTGAAAACCGTGCCCAATGGGGACCGGAATTACATGGAGTGCGTTCACCTCATCATCGGCGGGAAGAAGATCTACCCCGTCACCTGCGGAGCGGATATGAAGTACCGCGCTCCCCGGACGGCCGTCGGCACCAAGAACGGGCGGTTCGCTTACTATGTGAGCAAGGACCGGCGGACACCGGAACAGCTCCGTGACCTGCTGACTGCGTCCGGCTGGGACAACGCCATCATGATGGATGGCGGCGGGTCTACTTGCTTCATGGACAAGAACGGCAAGGGCTTTACCGGGGACGGGCGGGTAATCCCGTTCTTCCTCGTCTGGAAACTGAAAAGCGGGGATGCGTGTGAGCCGGAAGGAGAAAAACCCATGGTAGAGATCAACGCCTATTCCAAGGCGAAGGACGGCGGCAAGAAGCTGTCCACAAACTTTAAAGTGAAAGAATTTGCCTGCAAGGACGGCTCTGACGCCGTGCTGGTAGCCCCCCGGCTGGTGATGGTTTTGCAGAGCATCCGCAGTCACTTCGGCGCGGCTGTGACCATCAACAGTGGGTATAGGACGCCGCAGTACAATACCAAGGTCGGCGGCGTGGCCCACAGTCAGCACTGCTACGGAACGGCGGCGGACATTACCGTGCGGGGGCAGAAGCCGGCAGCGGTGGCGGCCTACGCCCGGAAGATTATGCCGGACTGGGGCGGCGTGGGGATTTATGGCAGCTTTTGTCATATCGACGTGAGAGAGACCAAAGCTGACTGGAACGGATAAGGAGGGCCAAGTATGGCAGGGTACTACGATAAAAACAAAGACTACTCCAAGGAGCTTCAGCGAACGGACCTGTCGGCCTCCGAGCGGGACCGGCTGACCAAGGAGCGCCAGAACAAGATCAACGATAAGTACGGCGGCAGGGAGCCGAACATGATCGGCTCCGATAAGACGTACAGCCAGACCTATGACAAGGGCGGCAGCCGGCGGGATAACGGCAGCTCCGGCGGCAGCTCTCAGGCGGCAACCGGTGGGACACCTTACATAAAAGGCCCCGGCTACGGCACCGGCGGCTATACCACGCCGGGAATTTACGGTGCGGCCAATTTGCAGCCCACGGATCAGGCAAATTACTGGAAGAAGATGACCGGCGGCGCGGATATGAGCAGACGGCCCGATCTGGCCGGGGGATATTCCATTTCCAACGGCTACACCGTGTTTTACGATGAGAATGGCTACGCGAAGAAGGCGGTCAAGGGTGTGGCGGACTACACCCCCCATCAGGACATCAACGCCGGAAACGGAAGCTACGGCAAGAGCGGCGCGTGGACGGACAACGAAATGATGTCCGCACTGGACCGCTCCAAGATTCAGGACATCCGCAACCGGCTTCAGCGGGGCGAGATCACCGGCGATCAGGCGAACCAGGCGGCAAACGCCATCCGGGCCGGATATGGCTACACCATTGATAAAAACGGCTATGTGACGGACAGCGGCGCTCTTTCCTCCGCGAATGATCTGCGGCGGCGGCTGGGTCTGGACGTCAGCCCGGAAAGCGCGGAGCTGGCCTACTACCGCTATCTCATGGGCACGGACACCTCCCCCATTGCACAGGCCAGTGGCAAGGTGCAGTCCTTCGGGGACTATCTAGCGGAGAATGGCGGCGTACAGGCCGGGACTACCGGCTACGGAACCCCGGCATACAGCCAGCAGCAGCGGGTCACGGATATTAACGCAGGCAGCACCCCGGCGAGCAATTTCACGGCGCAGGCCGGCACGAGCTTTGACATCGGGGACGGCAGCGACTACTTGAAAGAACTGTACGCCAAGAAGGTGGCGGCGGAGCTGGCGGCGCTGAAATCCGCTTACGAGCAGAACACTGCCACGCTGGATGCCAGCCGTGCGCAGATCGCGCCGGTGTATGACATTGCCCGGAACAGCGCGGCCAACCAGAACGCTTTGAGCCGTGGCGCGTTTCAGGAGATGGCGGTGGCCAACGGCCTGAACACCGGCACCACCGGGCAGGCGGCGCTGGCACAGGACGTTGTTCTCCAACAGAACCTCTCCCAGATCGACCGGGAGCAGGCGGAAAAGACGGCGGCTATCGACCTCCAGCGGAGCCAGCTTGACACGGAGTACCGAAACGCCATTGCCAAGGCAGAGGCCACGGGAGACGCGGAGCTGGCAAACGCCCTGTACGAGGAATACGTCCGGCAACAGAATCTCTACGCCAAGTACGGCGCACAGACGGGCGGCTCCGGCGGCTCCGGCACGGCGGCTGTGGTAAAACCCAATCTGACGGCCAGTCAGGTGCAGTCTGCCCTGAAAAACGGCATTGTGACGGACGACGTGATCTCCGCCTTTGATTACTACTACGGGCAGGGGGCCTATGATTCCCTGTACGGCACCGGCAGGTTGACGGCGGGGACAACCGGCACTGCCAAAACCGGCAGCAGCACCGGCAAAAAGAAGGGAAGCTATTCCAACGGCTCCCTGACCAATGAGCAGGTAAAGCAGCTCCAGAAATACTACGGTGTGTCTCAGGACGGCAAGTGGGGGGCCAACTCCAAGAAGGCCGCAGGCGGCCTGACGGCTGACCAGGCATGGGCGAAGTATCAGGGCGGCAGCAGCGGAAGCGGCAGCAGCAACTACGGAAACATCCGCAGAACGATCACGGGCTATATGTCTCAGGGCAACTACGCAAAGGCGCAGAGCTACCTGAAATCCAACTGGAACAGCCTGACAGAGGAACAGCAGCAAGAGCTTTCCGATCTATTCGGGTAAGGAGGCTATACGATGGCGGTAAAGATGCCGGATCTGGTCGCCTACGGCGAGCGGGTCAACAAAACACAGAATAACAGCGGCGGCGTTCAGATGCCGAACCTTGTAGCTTACGGCAAGCGAGTGGAGACGCGGAAAGCCAAGGAGACGAAGGCCGTTACGCCTTCTGCCTCCCCCCGGCCTATGGAGAACGCCAGCACCGGGAACAGCCGACCCAACAGCCGCCTGCTGGCAGACGTGCGGACCGGCGGCACCACGCCCCCCTCTCTGGACAACGGGCGCGTGGGGAAGGTAATCTCCGGCGCAGCGAAGTCCGCCGGTTCCGCCTTTACGAATCTGGGCGGTGTGCTGGCAGAGGGGGCCGGGAAACTGAATACCCGGATCGCCAACCAGAACGCCGGGGAATCCCTGCAAAGCGACCATGACGCGGTGAAGCGGTACGAGAAGATGCTCCGGGACGTGAAGTGGGCCAACGGCAAGGCCATGACGGCGGCGGACGTGAAGCAGGTGCAGAGCTACCTCTCTGCCGCAAAACGCCGCATCGCAGCCCATGAGGGCTATACCAAGGCGGTGGAGCGGTCCGACAAGGCAGTGGCGGACAAGGCGTATCAGAAGGCGGACCGTCTGTCCCAAAGCTCCGCCGCGGACGTGGCGCAGGCCAAGGAAGGGCTGGGTCCGGTGGGCCAGTTCGCCGTGGATCTGGGCGTGCAAGGTGTGCAGATGGCGGGGGATGTTGCAGCCAGCGCCGTGATCCCCGGAGCCGGTCTCGCTCTGATGACGGCCCGTTCCGCCGGAAGCAGCGCCCAGCGGGCCAGACAGGCCGGGGCCACCTATGGCCAGCAGCTTGCCTACGGACTGGGGAGCGGCGCGCTGAGCCTTGGAACAGAGAAAATTTCCAACGTTTCTAAGCTGTTTCAGAAGACGTTTGGCCGCGGTCTCGCGGAGAAGGCAGCCAGCAAGTTAATCGCCAAATTTGGTGAAAACACAGCCGTTCAGGTCATGAGCGACCTTGCCAAGCGTCCCGCCGGGAGGCTGGCCCTCTCCATGATCTCCGAGGGTGGCGAAGAATTTCTGGAAGATTATGCCCAGCCCTTTTTGCAGCGGGCCACCTATGACCCCTCTGCCCGGTTCGATCTCAGTGAGGCGCTGTATGACGCGGCGGTGGGCGCTGCCATGGGCGGCATCGGCGCAGGCGTTGACGTTATCCGACAGCGTGGAAGCAGTCAGGCGGACGCACAGCCTACGCAGGAGGTACGCCCGGAGGTGCGGGAGGGTATTGATGCCCCCACCCCCGCAAACGCCGCAGAGGGCACGCAAAACGCCGCCCCCGGTGTGGAGACGGCGGCAAACGGGAACGTTATAAAAATAGACGCCGGGGATCGTGCCAATCCAACCAGCCTTGCCACCAATGGTGACGCTGGGACACAATCTCAGGCGTCTGTTGAGGGTACGCGTCCCCTCAATGCTAATGATAGCATAGCACAGGGGGCGGAAAATGTCAAGAACGGTGGAAACCGGGACATTCTCTCTGAGGTTCTGTTTGGGAAGAAACGGGCGGATATGGATGCCATGACGCCGGAGCAGCAAAACGCCATATATCAGGCCAATGAAGCCGGAACCGTTGGCATGGACGCCACCGGAAAGGTGTTCCAGATCGACCCGGAGCTGCACATCGACCGGCGGCGGATGGAGACGGTGGGCGGCAGAGATGTGAACGCCTTCCAGTTCGACCACCCGGAGCTGCACCGCTATTATCAGGAAGCGGCCAACGCCCTGATTGCGGATGCAGACCTCTCTCTCCAGCAGCCCATGAGCCGCCGTTATGAGCGGACAATGGAGGGTAACGCCGTCCAGCAGGCGGCGCAGACCTCGCCCCACCTGCGTCAGGCCATGAATGAAACTGGGCTTTCCCGTGACGCCATCATCGACGCAGCCCAGCGGATCATCACTGATCAGGGGCAGGAGAACGTGGCAGCAGCTAAGCGGGTGGAGCTGATTCTGGACGATATGCTCTCTCACGGCTACACTACCATGACCGGCGAACAGGTGGGACCCAACAGCGGGTATCTCACCGCCAAGCAGAGCATTTTGGGCGCGGGCGAGCAGGCGCGGGGCCGCGGTTTAGACGATGTGGATGCTTTCGACACGCCGGGTGACGCCGTGGCGGGTGCGGTGAACACGCCCTTTGATACCATGCAGGCCAAGAGTGATGAGTTTTACCCGGTCAACCCCAACAGCGCCCAGCGCATCCAGGCAGACCAGCGGCGGGCGCCCTCTGAGGTCCCCATTGTGAACCCCGATACCGGGCGGAATGTGGAGAAAACGGTCTCCACCATTCTCAATAGCCCCCTCACCTCCCCTGAAATGGCAACCGTGTATGAAAACGCCATTGCAGGCGGCGCGTTCGACTATGACGTGGTGACGGACCGGAGCGCCGTGCAGCAGGCGCAGGCCAAAATCGCGCGGGACGGCTGGCGCGAGGTGGCAAACAGTTTCATTGCCAAGGCGGAGCTGGGGCAGCGGATTACCAAGGCGGACACCGCCGAGGCCATCAGCGCCTACAACCTTGCCATTTCCGAAGGAGACCACAAAGCCGCTTTTGAGCTGGCAACGGCCATTGCGGACGCGGCCCACGACAGCGCACAGATGGTGCAGGCCATGAACCTGATGAACCGGCTGACGCCGGAGGGGCGTCTGCTGACGCTGCGGCGGCTGGTGGACCGGATGAATGACCGGGCGGCACGGCAGAACCGGGCACCCAGGCAGAGCACCGCCGACAGCGGAGACGTGGAAGGCGCACGGGTGGACTACATCGACAAGGTGACGGGCTTCACCCTCTCTGACGAGCTGGCCACCAACTACCTGATGGCAGAGACGGACGCGGAGCGGGCGGCGGCGTGGGATGCCATTACCACCTCCATTGCAGACCAGATCCCCAGCACCTTCATGGAGAAGGCCAATTTCTGGCGGTACACCTCCATGCTGACCAATCCCACCACCCACATCCGCAACATCATGGGCAATGCCATTCAGTTCGGCGCACGGAAGATCAAGAACGGCATCGGAACCGCAATCGAGCGGGCGGTCATCAAGAACCCCTCTCAGCGGACAAAGGCCGTGAATGTTGACAAGGATCTGAAAGCCTTTGCCAAGGACCAGTATGAGACGGACCAGAGCGCGGCCATGGGCAGCGGAAAGTATTCCGATGCCACGACAGCAGGCATTGAGCGGGAGATCCAGAGCAAGCGGAAAATGTTCAGGGGGGAGGACGTTCTCTCCCGTGCCGTGCAGGGCATCGGAGACCTGAACAGCCGCGCCCTTGATTATGAGGACGTGATCTTCAACCGTGCGGCTTATGTAGACAGCTTCGCCCAAGCACTGCAAGCCAAGGGCGTGACAGCGGCAGAGGCCCACGCAGGGACCAGAGCCGCAGACGTGGAGGCGGCACGGGCATACGCCATCGAGGAAGCGCAGAAGGCCACTTACCGCAACACCACAGCGCTTTCCGAGGCGCTGTCTAAGCGAGGCCGGTATGATGCGAGTGACAATATTGTTGAGCGCGGTACAAGTTTTGTCACCGATGCGCTTCTCCCCTTCCGCAAGACCCCGGCCAACATCCTGACTACGGGCCTTGATTACAGCCCTGTTGGTATTGTAAAGAGTGTGAAGGAATCTCTGTGGGATGTGCGGAGAGGCAACTGCACGGCGGCGGACGCCGTGGATTCCCTTGCATCCGGCCTCACGGGAACCGGCATTTTTGCGCTGGGCGCTTATCTGGCGGCGGAGGGGCTGCTCCACATCCGGGCCGGTGACGATGACAAGGAGGAAGCCTTTGAGAAGTCCATGGGCGGGCAGGATTATGCTATTCAGATTGGGGACAAGTCCTATACATTGGACTGGGCGCTTCCTGCGGCAATGCCCCTGTTCGCGGGCGCTGCCAGCGAAAAATCCTATGAAAAGGGCGGCGGGACATTTGTTTCTTTCGTAGACGCTATAAAGAATATCGGCAGCGTTATTTGGGAGACCTCCATGCTGTCCGCCCTGAATGATCTGATTTCCTATTGGAGTTATGCGGATGATCCGGGGGCATATCTTATCAGCAAGGCAGCCAGCAGCTACGCCGGACAGTATATCCCCACCATCGGCAGCAAGGCTGCGTCCGTATTTGATGATACGGTGCGCAAAAGCTATGTGGAAAAGGGCACAGGGCAGCTTTCCTCCGATGTGAATTACTTCTTGCAGGGGGCGGCGAAGAAGGTGCCGGGGGCACGGAATCAGTTGCAGCCGTCTATCGATCTGTGGGGCAACGAGGTCTCCAACGGCTCCGCACCGGAGCGGGTGTTCCAGTCTTTCCTCTCCCCCGGCTTCCTGAAAGCGCAGGACAACAGCCCCGCAACGCAGGAGATTCGGCGGCTGGCGAAGGCCACCGGAGACAGCACCGTTTATCCGGCGGCGGCGGAGAAGTCCTATACGGTGAATGGCGAGACCCGGACCCTGACCGGCGAGGAATACACCCGATACGCCAAGGCCATGGGCCAGACGCGGAAGGAGCTGGTGGAAGCGGCGGTGAAGCTGCCCGCCTACAAGTCCATGAGCAATGCGGAAAAGGTGGATTACATCCAGAACGTCTACAAGTACGCCAGAGAAACGGCCCGTCAGCAGGTGGACCCCAAGTATGAGCCCAGCGCCAAGTGGATTGAGAACGCCAAAACGTCCAAGCGGGACATTGGCGTATCCACCGGAGAATTTCTGGCCCTGTACCAGAAGTACGGCAGCGAGAAAATGAGCGGGAAAGCCTACGAGAAGGTAAAGCAGGCGCATGATGCCGGACTTTCCCCCAAGGAGTATTTCTCCATGAAAGACAAGGCCGATACAAACGGCAATGGAACAATCAGCAAGGCGGAGGCCAGCACTGCCCTTGCCGGTCAAGAAAACCGGGCGGATCTGTGGGACATTATCTGCACCACCAACGCCAAGAACCCCTATAAGTAAGAAAACACCCCCGCCGGAAGGCGGGGGTGTTTCTTTAGCTTTTACATCATGGACAGGAGCGTTTTCACGTGGGCGGTGCGGTCCAGCATCCGCTCATGCTCCCAGTCCCAGACGGCCTGCATGGCCTCCGTGGGATGGAGACCGGCGTCCTTCGCCTTTTCGATATGGCGAACGGCCATTTCGTGGAGCCGATTGGCATGGCCCAGCTCCTGACGGCTGAGGTCGGCGTAGGTGCTGGCGTCCTCCGGGTCCTCCCCGGCGTGCTTGACGGCCTCACGGGCGTACTTCTCGGCATCGTCCAGTTCTTCCCGGATCCCTTCGGCCAAGTGTTTGATCTCGTGCATAAGAGCCTCCTAACTCTGCTTGATCAGGGTGTAGAGCTTGTCCACATCCGTTTCATTCAGCGTGACGTTCCCAATCAGGGGGATATTGGTGGTGACGGGGCCTTTGGCGGCTTCGGTTTTCAGGCAGGTGTAGATCTTGTCAATATCTACGTTCCCCGCCTCGTCAAAGACGCCGAGGGCCTTCATGGCGGGATGCTCCCGGAGGGCGGAAAAGCTGGCATCCAGATTGCCAAGGGCCATAGCGGCCCCGGCACCAACGGCCCATTTCTGCCAGCCGGTGAGCTTGCCGGTGAATTCCTCATCCACATAGCGGGCAGTGCCCTGCTTGATCTGTTCCAATGTTACCATAGATTCCTCCAATGACGGGAGAGAGGGGCGCTATGCCCCTCTCTTCTTCCCTCTTCGCCTCTTAGCGACCGCAGTTGCAGTCGCAGGTGGAGACGGGGAGGGGGTTATAGGTGGACTGGGGCGTGGTGCCGGTGCCGGTGGTGATGTCCGCGACCATTTTGGGATAAAAGGTGGCGTTCGTGTAAGTTACGATGGTGTTGTCAGCGCACTTCCGCTCGTCACGCTCCCGGGAAATGGCCCCGCACAGCTCGTTCTTGCAGCAGTCCACACGCTCCTGCAGCAGCTGGAAGCTGTCCTTGGTGGCCTGATTGTTGACCGCCTGAGAAGCCAGCACACCATGCACCTCGCCCAGCTTGCCGTCGATGTACTTGTACATCTCCAACATCTTCTGGTCCTGGTAGGTGTTGGCATCCCGCAGGGCAATGTCGCTGCGGAGTTTGGCGTTCTCCTGCACCATGGACAGCTCGTAGCGGTTCACCGTGTGGTTCTCGCTGCATCCGGCCTCCGCCGCCATACCAGCGGCAAAGGGGATGACGCGATTGCCCAGCAGCATCCCGCCGAGACCGCCCAGAGAGTTCAGGACGCCCAGAAACAGACCGGCAATGCCGGTGCCGAGAGCAGTGCCTGCGACGCCCTTGCTTGCAAATTCAGCCATAGAGAGATTCCTCCTTCTCTAAAAATACACCCCCTGTTTCCGCGCGCAAAACAAGCGGTGCTCTATGGTTACCGTACCACAGGACACCGCTTGTCATGGCTTATGGATGTTTTTTGTTTGGGCGGGATATGCCTGCTTTATCCCGGATGGAGTGTAGACAGGCGTTTACGGAGGAACGGGACAGGTACAGTTCTGCCGCCGCATCTTCGATCGCCCAGCCACGGCGGCAAACAAGATTGAACACGCGCCGCTCCCGGTCGGTGAGATAGCGGCACTGCTCCATCTTTTGGAGCTGCTGGACGGTGTATCGGTATTTCATATTGGGCCTCCTTTATGAAGTGCCCCTCCCCTTTGACCTACCGATGCAGGGGGTCAGGACCCCTGCGCGTCTATCATGGCTAACAGCTTTTCCAGATCGTAGAAATTCCGTGGGTTCAGTCCGGTTTCCCGCTGAATGAGCCGAAAGCGGTAGCGGATGGAGTTATAGTGCAGGTAAACCGCATTGCCGGTCTCCCTCACGTTCATGTTGTTCTCCGCATAGGTTTTCAGAAGTTTTTTGTCCCGATCCTCCATAGCTTACCTCCCCCCCAACAAGTACAGTTTCAGCCACAGGGGGATGTCGGCGGTCAAAATGCTTTTGAAATAAAACACGATAAACGCAATGGCAGCGGCTATAACCAGCGTCCAAAAGACTATCATCAGCCAGTCTTTCAGTTTCATTCAGTCCCTCCGTCCTTCCTCTCGCCGTAGCTGCAAAAGAATGTCCTTGTGTCCTTATCAAATGGCAAAAACACGATGTTTGTTTTTGGGCAAAATGCGTATATATCTTTTCGGTTCCACACGCGCAAATGCTTGCAGCCCTCGCACCGCGTCACCGGCACGGCATCCACGGTGGGGGCGTCTGCCACCTTCTTTTTTAGCAAGGCATAAGCTATCTCCAAAGCTTTCCCGCTTCCCAAAACAAGCGCTTTATCGGAATTTTCGTCTGCTTTCAGGATTGTGTCCGCATCAATCAGCCTCATGGTCAGCACCTCCGTCCATCTTCGCGCCGCAATCCTCGCAGTATTTTTTGGTAGGCTTATCCCAACTGCCCTCAGTGGTGATGACAAAGCCACACGCAGAGCAGCACCACTCGTCCCCGCCAAGATGCGCCCACCTTGTATGCACCACTGGGGCAACGTCAGCGGCGGGAATACTGTTGATCTCCTGCGTGCAGATTTCTGGATTTTCGTACCGACGTGTGATTAGATCAATCACAGCTTTTCGCTTGATGTATTCAGCCATTGTCAGCACCTCCGTCCATCTTGGCCCCGCAGTGGGGGCAGTATTTGTCTGGCAATAATCGAGCAAAAGCATATCCGCATACGCTGCAGGCCTTAAATCTGTCTGTTACTTGCCACGCTCCATGCACCACCTGGGCCACGTCGGCGGCTGGGGCATCTTCAATTATGTCGATTGCGTCACCGGTGCCACACGCACGGCATCTTACTCCGTTGTAGCTGTTGCAGCCTACGCAATAAACTTCTTTGATGCGCTTAATTGTCGCTTCCCTCTCAATGCATTCAGCCATCCTCATCCCCTCCAAATTCCGCCTCGTACTGTTCCGGCGTGATAATCTCAATATCCTTTGCGGAGTAGCCCAAGGTGTCGAGGCATATCAGCTTCGCCAGTTTGTCTTTGTCAAGGGCCGCCGCAGCGTCCTCATAGGATACGCCGGGTTTTGCCTCAAAGCTGATTTGAGCGCCAAACGCCCCGGCTACGCTAAAGCAGATTTTATATTCAGCCATTGTCATTTCCTCCTTCATTCCCATGCGCGCACTCATCAATCAACTCGTTCAGCCGTTTAAGCCCTTCTATGGTAATTAGGCCCTGTGCGTACAGGTCATCCTGCAAGCGCTTAAAGGCGTCTGCCGTGTCTTTGGCGCGTGGAAAGCCCTCAGCAAAGTGTTCCTTTGCAAAAACGTCCGCTTCCGGCATGGGAGCCACACATAAACGGCTGGTGTTGTTAATGTATTTGCCCATTGTCAGCCCTCCTGTTTCAGCTCTTGCACAGTCTGGTGGATACGCTTCGCGCAGGCAGGGCATATTTCCCCCACATCCACTATGACATTCACTATGTCCGGGTTGCTGTCGTAGATGCTTGCGTTGCTCTCCACGCAGACCCTATAAGTTTCCTGAAGATTGTGTATTTCTTTTCCGCAAAGATCACAAAAACGCTTCGTCATGTTCTTTCCTCCCTCCCGTAAAATGCCTCCAAGTCATCCTGTGCCTTGTCAACAAAATCGGGGCAAGCCAAGCATTCCGGCAACGGGGCATCCGTCATGGGGTCAACCCATCCGAGGCAGTAGATACGGTCTTTCTTGCCGTCATTCCATTCGTGGGACGGACGCCCTCTCTTGCCCAGCGCACACTTAACCGTTGCCATCCTTCATTGCCTCCAATGCTTTCTTCGCTTCTTCATGGGTGAGAAACACAGTCTTGCCGATTTCCTCTGGATAAAACTCCCATGCTTCGCCGTTTTCGTCAGTCCCCTTCAGGAATACGGTTTTATAGCCGTCATACCATCCGATGCGGTCTGCGTCATCCAAGGAAATTTCCCTGATCGGTTGCTCTACATAGTCTTTGTCAATTCCCCAGAATAAAACTTGATCCCCAAAGACAACCTCGAGCCAATCCTTGCACGGCAGCACCGCCAGCCGACCGGCTCTGTCGGCCTCCATCAGCGCGACAATGCGCTTAAATGTCACGCCCTTACTGATGGCCTCATCCTCAAACGTCTTGTAATTGGCGCACATCGCCGGTTCCAGTTTCGTATCCTCGTAGGCTTTCAGCCGCTCCCATACCTTACGTTGAGAACAAGATCCGTTATATGGGCACGGAAGTTCTTTGCATTGCGCAATGTCGCAGAAATTACCGTCAAAAGTCAGTCTTTCCATCGCATTCCCTCCATTCTTAGCTTCACTCGGTAGCATAGTTTTCCGCACCGTTCACAGACTGCGTAATTTGTGTGGTACTTCCCGCCGTGCCGGTCGCTTCGGCGGCGCGACACCTGAACATACGCATACTTGTTCAGTTTGTTCAGACCAATGCGGCAAAAAAGAGGCTTTTTCATAGCTTTACCTCCGGCAGCTTCGGCAGTTGCCTCGGCTCAAAGCGCCACTTTCTGGCGTCATCGCCAATTTTCTGATAAAGCCGTGCTACGGCCAGCATAGGGGTATCTTCGCGAATGTCGAACTGAAAACACTTTTTCTGGCAATTCCAGATTCCCCACTTGATCCCGGAAATTCCGTGCTGATATGTCTCACGTTTCATGGTGCATCTCCCTCCACCGGCATCCGTTACAGGCCCCCTCATGGGCCAGCGTGTAGTTCCCGCATTTCAGGCACAGTTCGTTCCGCAGTGCGTCAATCTCTTTTGCCTGTGCTTCGATCCGGTCTGCGGCTTCCGCCAGATCGTCACCCAGCGTGATCGGCGTTTCCCACTCATTTGCCCGCGCCCATTCCGTGTGCTCGCGCAGCGCATTTACGAGGTTTGTATCTCTCATAATTCATCCTTTCCGCACGGGAACAAAAAGCGCCCCATGTCTCCCGGTTTCTCTAACGTGCCGAACCGCCGTTTGGTAACAGCAATGGGGAACTCTTCGATCTCGCTGGCCCACAGGCACGTACCGCGTCCGTTCAGTTGCTCCCAAACCAAAGGGAACCCGCCTATTCCATCGAACAAACTCGCCATTGTGGCATCACGCTCGTAGTTGCCGCACAGCCGTTTCAACAGCCATTTCCACGGCGGCAGGGCGATGGAGTTGCCCAGTGCCTTATACCGGGGGCTGTCCGCGTCCTTGTGGCGCTTGCCCCTGCTGTCCGTCCACTCGCCCAAGTCGGTCCAGTGGTCAGGGAAGCCTTGCAGCCGTTCGCACTCCAAGGGGGTCAGACGGCGAACAACCATGTTTTGGCGGACCGTATTGTTCAGGTTCAGGCTTTGGCCTCCGCTTTCCTTTGCCTGCAAGGTTCCGTTGATTTCCCCGCCCTCTGTAAAGTTTCGGCAGTCTACGGAACATACAAGATCAGTGCTGTCCTTGAAATCTCTCTGCTTGCAGCTGCTTGCAACGCCCCCCTCGCGGTAATCGCCAAATCCCTGCATTTGGTACGTCAGTGGGATTTGGTTGCCGCCGGTTCCCATCCGGGCTTGCAGACTGGGGGCTACCTCGCCGCAGTCCCGGATCACGTCGCAGGCGTGGCTCATATCCAGAATGGAGGGCTGGTGCCCATGCTCCTGTGCTCTCAGCGTCCCGGAAACATCATGGCTCACGCCCATCACATTCCCGCCTTGATCGTTCAGGCACAGAACCGCCGGTTTATTCCCCCCGCACTCTGCGTTCAGCGTAGGAGCCTGTTCCTCTGCGTATCCGATGCTCCGGGCCTGTTCGCTGTTCCCCAGCTTAAACCCGGCGCACAGTACGGCTTCCTGATTCTGGCCGCTGTTTTCTCCGGCTGGCAACGTTGGCATCACACCGGCTTCGCTGTACACCCGCTTGCTCTGGCAATCCCACGGAGTAAGACAGTCCAGACCGGCGCAGACCGCCGGACGGTCAATGGTGTTCAACGTATAGCAGACATCTTCTTTCCAGCCTTTCCCGTTGCATCCGGCGGTATCAGCCCGGTCGATTGCGTTTCCTTGAAGGCATATCACCGATCCGGCGTCTTTGCCTGCTCCACCAGCACCGCTTTCAGCACCGGTGGCAGGGCCTTCCCCCTCCGCTCCGCTCTCCGCAGGATACCCTGACATACTTTGCCGGTTAAACAATATTTCCCATGCGGTGTCGCCTCCAAAATCTGCGACAAGCGCGATTCTACGGCGACGTTGGGGGACTCCCCAGTGTTGCGCATCGAGAACTCGCCACGCAACGCTCCATCGTCCTCCCATTTCATCGTGGTATCCCCCCCAGGTGTTCCAACCTTTTTCAGGCACTTCAATATCGGGGGCTTCCGGTTCTGCGATGCGGATGGCTTCTTCGAGGACGGCTGCGAAGTCTTTTCCTCTATTGGAGCTGAAGGCTCCGGGGACATTTTCCCAGACCATATACCGAGGTCGCACAAACTCACCTGTTCGCCCGCTTGCCATGTCACGTTCTCTCATCTCCTTGATAATCCGTATTTGCTCCATATACAGGCCGGAACGCGCCCCGGCAAGCCCTGCCCGTTTTCCGGCAATGGAAAGGTCCTGGCATGGGCTGCCGCCAATCACCACGTCCACAACGGGGGCTTCCCCGCCGTTGATCTTCGTTATATCGCCTAAGTGGATCATTCCTCCACCTCCGCAAGCCAGAACTCGCGGCGGCAAATATCACAGCCTCTTCCAGTCGGGCAATGTCCGCGTAACGTTGTATCAACAAGGCATGGGTCTAAGGCAACGTTATGTGTGTTCGTATATATTGGCGCATTTGGAAACTGTTCCAGAAAAACGCTCTGCCTGGTTTTGACGGGGTGCTTGGCGGCCCACTGCTCGACAAACTTCACCGCCCATGTGTTATCTCCTGCTGTCCTGTAATCGTTGTAGCGCATTTTTTCTTCGGTAGACCCCCTTTTGCTGAGACGGTCAACCTTGTCCAAAAACTCCACAGCGTCCATTACTTTTCCTCCTCAATAATGACCTCCACGCGGGAGGCTCCGGTTGTCTGATACTTCCGCACCGTCAAAGCTGCGATTGCGCTGTCATCGTTGTAGGCGTGGCCGTTTAGCGCGTCCAGAATGGCCTTTGCCACGTTGTCAGCGTCAGGGCGCTTAATGTGGGGCGTTCCGTCCATCGCAGCGGCCTTTTTCTTTGACGTGCTCTTGGGCACCGTGAAGAACGCCGTGACGGTAGCCGTCAGCGGGACACCCGCCGCAAAGCCCTTGCCGCTCTGGTACTTCCAGCACTGGACCACCTTGTTCTCGTAATCCCGCGTTTTCTGCGGGGTGTAGGTGTGGCCGTTTTTCATAAAGCGTGGGCGGTCCTTGCCCACCGGAATACCGGGAACCGTAAATTCAATTTTCATTGTTCGCCTCTTTCTTCGGCTCAAATCCGCTTTTTCCCTCGCACTTGCACAGGTAGCATTTGTCTGAATGTCTGTTCGCACAATGTACGCATGCAAAGGCAAACGTATAAACCCCCATCGGGTGAAGAACGGGGACGGTAGATTCAACCTTCATCGCTTCTCCTCCTCACAAGTAAACAAACTGATCTGCGCCGTGTGCCCCGCAAAGCGCTTTTCCTGCGCCTGAAAATAGTGAGGGTCGATCTCACACCCAACAAAATCAAAGCCAAGATCATAGGCGGCTATGCGGCTGCTGCCGCTGCCCAAGTGGGTGTCCAGTATCTTGTCTCCGGGATTGGCGTACTTCTGCAAAATCCATGTGTATAACGCCACAGGCTTCTGCGTCGGATGAATGCGCTGCTCGTTCAGCGCCTTATTCCCTTGCTGGATAAACCCCTCTGCGATGCTTTTGCCCTGCATCATTCCATTCCACATGTAGTGGAAAAGCCGTACGCTGTCATGGCAGTTTGTGGCTGCGATCTCGCAATCGCTAAAAGAGCTGCCCTCGTTGCACTTGTTCCAAACAATGCGCCCCGGCGCAAAGTGATAGTCAAAATAGTTGCAGCCCCAAACGATATAGCGCTTTGCGACACGTTCCAACTCATCGAAATATTCACGTGTCGGAATATCCCACTTCGGCGATATGGGGTAGTCTCTGTGCACACCGATTTTGCTGACCTTGCAGCCATAATATCTGCGCCGCTCCGGCCCGCTGAAATATGGAGGGTCCACTACGGCCAGATCAAACGCCTTGTCCTGCAGCGTCCGCATATACTCCATGCAGTCCATGTTATAGGCTACGTTCACCGCTTTTCCTCCTTGCCGTTGGTAATGACGCTGACCACCCGGACGCGGCCCAGAGGCTCCAGCAGCATGGCTACTGCCTCCTTCGTACCCTGTGTGTCCTCGCCATCGTAAATGTCGATCACAAGCCGCATCATCGTGTGTCCCTCCTGAATTTGGGGCAGGCGCGGATCACAAACGAGGATGCTACCCGTGTGCCGCCCTTGCCTTTGCCGCCGACCTTCAGCACCCGGCTTGTGGGGGTGGCGTCCCAGCCGGGAACCGGCTCCAGATGATCGGACCACTCGCAGCCGCCGCAGGCGGATGCGCAGTCCCAACAAAGTTGCTGCTGATACGTGGCCGCGGCGCTGCCCTTGGTGGCTTTCTTCTGCTTCTTCTCCCGTGGGGGATAGCGGCGGATCAGCTCGTCCAGCCGAAAATTACTTGCCATTAAACACCTCGCATATCTGCCAGAGCGCACCATTCGGCGTAGGTCATCCCCTGTTTCTTCGCTTCGGAGGGGGTAGGGATACCGGCATCGTACCAGCGCTCGTGCTGTTCGCCTGCCTTGGCGTAGAATTTTTCCAGATAGGCGTCGGACGGCTCCGGCATGGGTGCCTCCTTCGCCTTGGGGGTTTCCGGTTTGGGCAGGTAAGGGACCAGTTCGGATGCGTCCGGCGGGAACCGGTTTTCCCGTGCCCGGAGGATCACCGCCTGTTTCGCGTCCTCATAAGCCCACGGCTCCAATACCAGCGTCCACGCCTCTAAATCTGCGGGGGTGCGGGGCTGCTGCTTGGAGCTGGGGTAAAGTGTCTCAATCAGGTTAAACAACCGCTGGGTGTCCTGCTTCTCCATGTTCTTCTCCTGTAAGACTTCCGTAGTAGTCTCTAATTAGCTTCTAATTCCTGTATTAGCCTCTAATTCTTTTCCCCCTGCCAATAGAGAGATAAATATATATATAATCTTTTCTTCTTAGGGGGGTGTGGGGGGGCGTTCTTCTTTTCTCTGCGGCTGCTGTGTGCGTCGGTGATCGTGCTGCGGCTTGCTTGCATCCGCCCGTCATCACTCTTTAGACACACACGGCAACGTTGTTAAAAGGGAAGCTCCCTGTCATCCTGAATTTCTTCAAAGCCTCCGCTGCTGTTCATGGGCGGGGCGGCGGCGGTACGGGCGTCGATGCGTTGAGCGCCCACAGAGGCCCACTCCGCGATGAAGTCGATATAAACCTTGCCCTCGTAGTCATGGGGTTCTACGCGGCCCACAGCGATGATAGGGTCACCCTTGGAGGCGCTGGCGATCACACGGCCCATGGAGCCGAAGCCCTTAACGGGCATCCAGACGGTTGTCCCGTCAGGCTTGTTATAGGCCGCCACGGAGACGGAGCCAATGACGGTGCCGTTTTTGGAGGTGAAGATCTGGGCGTCCTTGGCGCAGCGGCCACAGATCAGGCCGGTTTTCTGCGGGACGCCCTCCCGGTTGCAGTCCGGTAAGCCGTTAATGAACATCAGGCATTCTCCTTCGGTTCCAGGGCGTCCAGCAGGGCGTCAAAGTCCTTGCTGAGTACCTTGCTGGCGCTGTCATAGCCGTGGGCCTTCAAGAGGGTTTTCGCCTCCTGCTTCGTCAGGCCGTGGCGGGAACAGGCAGAATAGAAGAATTTGACCTGCGCAGCGGTAATGGGGGCGTTGGGGTCCTTGTTGGTCATGTAGGCGCTGCCGTCCTCGGTGTCGCTCTCAATGTCCTGGGTGAACATATCGGAGACGCAGCCGAGGGACAGGGCGGCGGAGACCAGGGCGCGTTTCTGGGCCATCTTGACCGCGCTGTTGGCGCCGTCATAGGGGGACTGGGAACCGGTGCGGCCCTCCCGGGTGTTGCCGGAGCCGTAAGCGGAGGTGATGACGTATTCTTTTCCGTCATAGATCTTGATGAGGTCGCAGCGGACGAGGAAATAGAAAAAGCCGTGCTCGATATCCTCCAGCTTGCTTTCCAGTGTGTAGCGCTGGCAGAGGCCGTAGGCCACGGCCACCTTCTCCGCGCCGGACTTGAAGAGGGTGGGGTTTTTCGTCATGGCGTCGCCGTTCTTCTTGCGGATCATGCCGAAGTCGATGCCGCGTTTCAGGACGGCGGGCGCTCCGTCTGGGGCGCAGATGGTGTAATTCCCGGAGCGGGGGACGGGGGCCACCGTCAGGGCGGCGGCGTTGTATTGGTACAGGGCGAGTTCATTCATGTGCGTTTCTTCCTTTCTGTGGCTTTATGGAGGGTGCGGCAGGCGGTTACCAAATTTGAATTTGGTTCTACATGGCGAAGCTCATAAGTGCCATCCTTAGAGAGTTTCAAGGCATAGAGCGATTGAATTTTCCCGTAACCGCAACGCGGGTCCCATGAGAAAATCATTTTGTAGGCGGTGAGCTGGGCAGAGAGGGCGGCGTCATGGAGCTGGCCGGTCTTAATGTCCAGAATCGCGGGGGCATTGTGGATAATGCCAAAGCGGTCCATCGTTCCGGCCATTTTCATATTCCGGTCCGCTATGGGACATTCAATCAGTTTCCATTCCGGTTTCCAGTCTTTGAGAAACCGGCGATAGGCTTTCAGGTATCCGGCGATCTCCGGCGTTTCCTCCGGCTCTTCGCCGTAGTCGATGAGGGCGCAGGCTTCGTGGACGGCGGTCCCCCGGCGGGCGGCATCCTCCGCCAGCCATGGCCGGTCTGACTTGTAGTCATAGGCGCAGAAGCGGGTGACTTCGGTCACGCTGGGAAGCTGGATGCCGTCAAGGGTGTAGGTGTGGGTGGCCTCGTCAAATGTCAGCATTGGGACCCTCCGTGTACAGAACCGGGATGCCGAGGGCATCGGCAAAGATGTCCATATTCCCGTCCAGCTCGTCCAGCAGATAATCCTTGAAGCAGGACGGGCAGTACAGCTCGCCGTTTGATAACAAATAGAGCCGGTCGCAGTCATCCTCCGCGGCGGGGTTCATTGGGTGGCCGCAGTGTTCGCAGATTGGGTAATTTTTCCTTGTCATAGCTGAGTTTCCCTCCAGACGCGGACAGCGTGGGCGATGTCCGTATATTTTTTCGTGCGGTAGCCGCAGGAATCGCAGAGGACGAAAAACAGGTCCTCCTTTCCGGGGGCTACCATCCGTTTACCGCCGTACATGTGGCATCGGGGGCAGGGCGGTAATTCTGCCATCCGGCCACGGCGTCTGCGCATCAGACCACGCCCAGCATGTGGGCCAGCACCATGAGCAGGAAGCCGAGGAAGCAGCCGAAGGAGATCCAGGCGGAGAAGTCGGCCCGGTCACGGCGGCGCTCCTCCCGTGTGCGGCTATCTCTTTTCATGGCGGGGCCTCCTCTCGATCATGTCTACGATTTTGAAAAGCCAAGCGGCGGCGGTGGATGCGCCGATCAGCACGAAGATGAACGTTGTTGTATCCATAATTAAACCTCCCCGAAGTGATAGCACTGGCGCAGGTTGTTGTCGAAGGTGACCAGAAACCAGCGGTGCGGAATGTTGATGTAGGTAACAATGCCGGTGCGGGTGGGATGCTCAGCGTCGCCCAGGCAAAGGCGGAAACTGCATCGGGCGCCCAGCTCTGGCGGTGCAGGCGGCTTTGGGTCCGGTTTGAAGCCGCAGAGGTTGAGCTTGCTCATTTTCTGGCACCTCCGCAGAGCTGGCGTGCCAGCGTGGCGGCGGAGATATGGCCGCTGGCGTCCATGGGATAGCGCTTTCTGACGGTGCGGGGATCCCGGATGCCGGTGAACGCTTTGACGTCCTTGATGTTCAGAAGATTTCGCCCGCCGGTAAAGGCGAGGATCTGTTCCAGATTGTCATAGTAAAAATCGTTGACCATAGGGGCCTCCTTTTTTGGTTTTGTCGTGATTGCGATTGCAAGTTGGTGTGAATTGGTGTATGTTTGGGGGTAAGGGGGGATATGCGGTGCAGAGGGAATTTGAAGAATACGCCAAAGCGTTGGCGGATGCTTCACGGAAACAGCAGCAGGCCGAGGAAGTGGCCGAGAAGAAAGCCGAAGAAAAGCGCGTAAAGCGTGCGGACTTTCTTTTCGAGATTTTCAAGGCGCTGGCTGTCGCAGGGGTCACGCTCCTTGTGGAGCATATCGGGGATATTTGGGCGTTCTTGCATAAATAACACCTCAGGGGGGATTGAAATGAAAAAGTGGAAATGGATGGCGCTGGTGCTGGCGGTGACGCTGTGCATAGGGAGTGCATCAGCTCACCCCGGTCGGACGGATGCCAACGGAGGCCACTATAACCACAGCACAGGGGAATACCACTATCACCACGGATACCCGGCGCACCAGCACATTGATGGGGTGTGTCCGTATGACTACGATGACCGGACAGGGTGGAACTCGGGAAGCAGTGGCCAAGAGAAGGGCCTCTATTATCTGGACGGGACGCCGGTTGAACGGAAAAATGAAACAAAGCCGAAACCGGAACCGGAGCCAAAGAAAAGCCAGATTGGCGGGATCATCGCCCTATGCGCGTTCGGCGGAATCTTCATTGTTTACCCGCTCATATCTACCGCCATCAGCGGAATTTCGTGGTATCTGGAGCGCCGGAAGCGGAGAAAATAGGCGGAGCGTTCGATTAAATCTTACTTTCTGGGTATAAAAATATTGTCCATGGGGACGCCGTAAAGATCGCAGAGGGAAAGCAGCTTGTCCGCCGGGGGAAATCGCTTGCCGATCTCCCAATTATAAATCGTGCGGTTGCTGACCCCAATGGATCTTGCGGCGTCTGCCTGCTTCATTCCACGGTTTACGCGGGCGGCGCGGAGGGTAACTTGAAAGCTCATAGCGTGAACTCCTTTCGTTCGATTTAATCTAACATTATAATACCACCGGCGAAAAAGGATGTCAAGCAAAAAGTTAGGTTAAAGTGAAAAATAGTTCTTGCAATTCGATTAAAAATGACTTACAATGGATTTAACAAAAAAAGGGGTGAATCCAATGGGGCAAGAAGAAATCTGTGCAGTTTTCGCACGGAATCTAAATAAATTGATGGTACGGGAGAACCTGAAACAAAGCGATCTCGTATTAAAATTGAACGTATCGAAAGCCCAGGTATCAGACTGGTGCGCCGGGAAGAACATTCCCAGATCGAACTATCTGGCTTCGCTGGTAGACCTGTTCGGCTGCCAGCTTTCGGAACTCATGAGCGAAAAACAGCCCGCCCCCACGAATGAGGACGGGCTGGCGGAAGATGATAAGCGGATTATTGAGCTTTTACATCAGCTAACGCCGGAGAACCGGGAGCGGATCGTTGAGATAATAAAAGCTCTTGCATCGCAATAAGTACGGCGGCTTGCTTCTCCGGCAGTAAGTTGCGGAAGGTTTCCAGAAATTCAAGGTCTGTCATAGGTTGGATGCTCCTTTCTATTTGAAACCCCGGCCCGCCGAAGCGGGACCGGGGAAAGGGGAGTG